CAGATTAGACACCATACATAGATTGACACCAAAGCAAAATATGATAGGGATTCATTCCAAAGCAACTTCGTTTGAAACAGAGACTGGCACTCTTTTACTATGGCCCTCTTGGTTAAGTCATAGAGTAGACAAAAACAAATTTGACGAACCTCGCATTGCTATTTCATTTAATTATAAAGGTACTTGACATGTTGTGTTACGAAGAAAATGATTTTTTAGGAAAGGAATTGAGTTTACATGTGAGTAGGTGTATCTTACATGATAATTATCCTTGGTATTATCTTAATGATATTACTAGAGAAAATGTATCCAAAGATGAATATTCTCAACCAGGATTTCAGCATACTCCTTTCGTTCGTTATAAACCTTCATCACAGTTCTTTGACTCTATTTCTTTTCTTCCAGGATTGATCGGTAGAAAAATTGAAGAATTAACGGATTACAAATATGATGATTTAATGTTAAACAGAGTTAGAGTAGGTTTGAATATTCCTTTAACTGATGAAAGTAGAAAATTTAATCTTCCATACAATTTTCCTCATGTAGATTGTAATGCAGAAGAATGTATGATTAAAAAACATTGGACAGCACTGTATTATGTAAATGATAGTGATGGTGCTACATATATTTTTGAGGACACTGAAGAGCGAGAAAAAGCAGAGGATTATATTATTCACAAAGCGATTGCACCAAGAAAAGATAAGTTGCTTATCTTTGATGGAGAGCAGTATCACGCAAGTTCAAGTCCCATCAAAGCAAACAATAGAGTTGTGATCACGGTAAATTTCCATGCTAGATAAGGTACACTATTTGAAAGGTGCTATGTCTAAAGAGGTAGTATCATTTCTACTCATGCAGTTCACTATGATGCATGAGTGTATGGAGACTACGCAAGGAGTAGATACTTTTGTGGATTCTACAGTTGGTGATAATAATTTTTCGTGGTATGGAGCTCTTCCTTTTGAAACCTCATTAGAATACTTCAGACCTTTGTTTGAGAAGACTATTGGAAAGAACTTGTATCCTACGTATTCTTATGGTAGAATATATGGTCATGGCAGTTATCTAAATAAACATATGGACCGCAAAAGTTCACAGTGGTCTGCCAGTTGCTGTCTGAGTAAAGACTCGGATTGGCCGATTAGTTTTGAACATGAAGGTAAAATTAAAACCTTTGAAATGGAACCTGGAGACATGGTTCTATTCCCTGGATCTACTATCGTTCATTATAGGAATAGATATAAAGGTCAAAAACATGTTCAATTCTTTTTACAATATGTTGAGCAAGATGGTGAGTGTTCTTACTTAAAGTATGATACAAGACCATGCTTGGCATCTGCGTTTGAATTAGTAGATCAATCAATTAAAGACGAACTAAACCGTCAAGTATACACACCACCTGAGGAAGATTATGACATCTGAAACCGTCACCGAAGAAACTGTTACAGAAGAACAAGAGGTTACATTTGATGATCTCTGGGAAACATTTTCTGGGCAACTAGAAGATTGCACTGCCAAATACAACGAATGTGAGAGAAGAATTAACGAAGAAACTTCTGCTTGTAATCGTATTGATCTACAAGAATTCAATTCATTAAAAATTGCTAAGCATAAACTAGAAGCAGCACTAGAAGCATTGGATCTCGTTAGAGTTCATTGCCTCAAGATGGAATCTCTCATTCAATATAAATAATTTCGTACATCATTTCTCGTTAAAACCATGGACACTGAACAACTCAAGGCAAATTTTGAAGAGCAACTAGGCAAAGCAGATCAACAGATTGCAGAACTAGAATCAAATTTGGAGAAAGCAAAAGAGTATAAACTCAAACTACAAGGGGGTTTAGAGACTCTTCAACTCCTAGAAAAGCAAGCAGAGGAATCGGAAGAAGCACCTGCAGAATAACTACAAGTCCCTACCTGATAAATACAGGTAGGGATTTTTTGTATGGATAATCAATGGCAAAGCCATCATCACGCCAAGAACTAATTGATTATTGCAAGAGGCAGTTAGGTGCTCCTGTGCTGCAGATTAATATCGCAGACGAACAGGTAGATGATATTGTTGACACCGCTCTTCAATTTTACCAAGAGTGGCATTATGATGGGGTAGAAAGAATGTATCTGAAGCATCAGATCACAGCAGAGGATGTTACTCGTTTTACCGAGACTAACGAAACTGCTTCAACTCCTGATCCAGATACTGCTACATGGGAGAATAGAAAGAACTTTATTGAAATTCCAGACCATGTTCTGGGTGTTTCTAAAGTGTTTGGTGTATCTTCCAACTGGGTTCGCAATGATCTATTTGGTCTAAGCAACCAATACTTCCTGATGGATATGTTCTCATTCTCTTCAGGATTTGCTTTTGGTAGATTTGATCTTACAAACTTCTATATGATCAAGCAATACTTTGAAACTATCGACATGGTAGTTAACACTGGACAACTTGTTCAGTTTAGATTTAACAAGCGACAGGATCGTTTGTTTGTTGACATTGATCCTAGCAGAATTGTAGAAGATAACTATCTGTTGATTGAGTGCCACAGAGCACTTGATCCAGATGAGTTTACTCAAGTATATGATGACAGTTTTGTCAAGAGATACACTACTGCTCTAATGAAGAGACAGTGGGGACAGAACTTAATCAAGTATCAGAATGTTCAACTCCCTGGTGGCATTACACTTAATGGTCGCCAGATCTGGGAGGATGGTAATAAAGAAGTCATGGAATTAGAAGCGGACATGCCATCCAAATACACCCTTCCACCCATGGATATGATCGGATAAAATGCCTACTAGTCCTTATTTTCCAACATATTATCAAGGTTACTCGGGAGAGCAAGACCTTGCACAAGACCTTGTAGACGAACAGATCAAACTGTTTGGATCTGATATCTATTATCTACCTAGAACTATCTTCAAAGATACCACTCTAGACGATATCATTTACTCTAAGTTTGAGAATCAGTTCCAAGTAGAGATGCTGCTTGTGAACGTACAGGGTTTTGGAGATCAGTCAGAATTCATTTCCAAGTTTGGTCTACGCATCACCGATGAAGTTAAGTTCATTGTCTCCAGTAGAAGATGGGATCAAACCTCAGATGGTTATGATCTAACTGTAATTGGTAGACCCAATGAAGGAGATCTATTATACTTCCCACTAACAGAAGACTTATATGAGATCAAGTTCGTAGAGCGAGAGTCTCCATTCTACCAGTTTGGTAAACTACAGTTCTATGTAATGACTGCAGAGATCTACGAGGTTGGTAACGACAAGATCGATACTGGAGTTGATGAGATTGATGAGATTGAAACTCTCTTCAGTTCTGCTATTGGTATCACCATGGCAGTTGGTGGCACTACAGACTTTACTGTCGGTGAGACAGTTACTGGTAGTGTCTCTAATGAGACTGGTGAGGTCAAGTCTTGGGATAGTGTCAATAGAATCCTACAGGTCATCAATAGAACAGGTACTTTCGCAACAGGTGAGAACATCACTGGTGATGATAGTGGTGCTGTCTGGACTGTTGCTACGTACTCCACTATTGAGAATACGAATAGTGAATATGATCAAAATGCCTATATAGAAGATGAGGCAGATGAACTCATCGATTGGGGAGAAAGAAATCCCTTTGGCGAATACGGCAACTTTACGGATAGTTTCTAATGTTAGGACCGCACTATTACAACGAAGCAATTAGGAAAACCGTTATTGCTTTTGGTACGCTTTTCAACAATATTGAAATTCAAAAAGTGGATCCTACTGTAGGAACTACCCTTGAAGTTGAGAAGGTTCCTCTTGCTTACGGACCCAAGCAAAAATTCTTGACCCGTCTAGAGCAAAACCCAGAGGTAGGTAGAAAGGTTGCTATCACGTTACCACGTCTTTACTTTGAGTTGACTGGTGTTGAGTATGATGCTCAACGCAAGACATCTCCTATTCAAAAGTTTAGAGCAGTAATTTCAGATGAAGGTAATGAGGTAAAGGTTCAGTATGTACCTGTACCATATAATCTTTCGTTTGAACTTGGCATCATTGCTAAGTCGCAAGATGATGGTCTTCAAATTTTAGAACAGATTCTACCATACTTTCAACCAAATTTCAACGTCACCTTAAACTTCATTCCAGACATGAATGAAAAGAGAGACGTAGCGATCATCTTAAATAATATTAGTCACGAAGATGATTGGGAGGACAGTTTCTCCCAACGTAGAAGCATTACCTGGACACTGAACTTCACTGCCAAGTCTTACATCTACGGTCCTTACAGCAACAATGGTATCATTCGTAAGGCAACCATCTACGAATCTGTTGGCGATCTAGATGTCAGCAGAAGAGCAGTTGGTCTCACTTATCAACCTAAGGCACTGGAAGATAAGAACAATGATGGTGTAATTGATACACTTGATGATGCACTGTTGATTGCATCTGACGATTTTGGATTTAACGAGGGGATTGAGTTATTCTAATGAGCACTTTTGAGGAAAACATGGAAGACGTATTTGATATTGAGGTGAGTCCTACCGAGGAGATTAAACCTGCTGCTCCTAAGAAGAAGGAGAAGGACGATCAGAAAGATGACTACGAATATACCCGTGGGCAACTCTACAACCTCATCAGCAAGGGTCAGGAGGCGCTAGACGGGGCGTTAGAGGTCGCTCAGGAGTCAGGGCACCCAAGAGCGTATGAAGTCGCTGTGAACGCCATGAAGCAGGTAGCAGACACCACTGACAAACTGTTGGATCTACAGAAGAAAATGAAGGATCTGGATGCTCCTACCAAGCGTGAGACCAACAACACCACTAACAATCTGTTTGTAGGTAGTACAGCAGACCTTCAAAAAATGCTCAAACAAATAAATAAGAAAGAGGATAAGGGAGAGTCATGATCATCAGACCACAAGGTAAAGTAACGGTAGTTGATGGAACCACAATTACTGGTGATCATTCGGTTGCTCTTGCAACTGCGGTTCATTTGAAAACAAAAGAACTGTATCGTGCTCGCTGGGTCAAGATTACAAATGCCACCGATTCTCGTATCGTAGCAAGAAGAACTAAGATTCAAGCTATTGATGCTACCACTGGTGAACCAACTCATTTTGAAGTTATCCAGAATGTAGAAACAGATAACTATCCATCAATGGTTATCGAAGTTGGAGAAACTGTATATCTTGAAAAGAATCCTGGAATGACTCCTGTTGACGAAAATGGAGATTATGTAGTCAATCAAATAAAAAACAACGGACAAGTCTATTCGTTATTCCAAGTTGATGGCGCTCCTGGCGCTGGTAATGTCTATGTCTCACCTGTAGCAATCCTAGGATAATGGCACAAGTAATCAAACTTCTGGGACCACAGATCCCAATGACAGAGGCTGACGATCAAGGTCAGAATGCCGAGTTAGCAACCAAAGTTTATGTGACCCATG